CTTTGATCGCATCCGACTTCTCCTCAAACCAATTCATCGCAGGTTGAGGGTCTGTCGGGTCAATACCCCACAGATAGAACGCGACTGCACCAGCCCCAGGGAACTCATCGTTGTCTGGGTTGGTGTTGCGAGGGACATCCAAGTCAACTAGATGTCGAGCTGCCCAAGCGTTTGCACGAATAACTTTGTCTTCCGATACCCGTCCTTGAGCCATCTCACGGGCTTCACGAACAGTACGAGCCACAACGCCTGCACCTGCAAGGCTCTTCCCGTAATAATCCAACCCCTTTCGGGCTGCCGACTTGATGTATTCCGGAACATCCAGATTCACCTCACGATTCTCAATATCCGCAGGCTGTTCACGCTCACCACCAGGTTCCATGTCCTCAGCGATAGATACCGCAACCATCTGATCGATGGCATCCTGTTTCGTTGTGTGACAGCCAATCACCTCGCCGTCCTCCTTTTCGACAGCCCAACCTGAGCAGTCAGGGTTCGTGTTGCTAATGAAGTATGGCATCAGAGAACCGTCCTAAATACTCGACATGCAACACCATCAGTATTCGCACATGCATAGAGCAGGTCGCCCGCAGCAATAAAGATTTCAACCGTATCGCTTTCAAGAAGATGCAGACCAGTTGATTCAGTCACCGCCGAACCACCCAAATAGATGTCGTTATTGCTTGCGTGTTCGTGATTATGCACCAACACCCTCATCGGATTGAACGTGGCATGAGCAATCAACGTCGGTGCCGTACCCAACGAAAACGCCTGAACATCAAACGACATGCAACCTCACACCAACAGAAGCAACTCGGCTTCATCTTCTAATATTGACCATGCTACTTCACCAGTAGCAGACGCCGACAAGGACACAACACATGATCCTGAAACAACAATTCGCTCAGGGACACGAGGCAACTCAACCTCAACAGAAACAACCGAAACCTTCTCAACAGGAACCTTCGGTTGCCGATACCAAGGATTCCCACCAGACGGATACGAAGGAGTCGGAGTCGGCTGAGGAACAACCGTCGCCTGAGCAGACCCAACCATCGACCCCAACTGCCCGTCGCCGTAAGGCCGCACAAGAACCGACGACGTAGCCGAACCAACCCCAGCACCCAACCCAGCAATCGCAGAGACGCTGTGAACCACAACCGGCGACACAGACCCCGAGACAGAACCCAGCACCGCCGACCCGACAACCTGATGCGACACCGAAACCGAAACCGCACCAGCCAAGCCACCCAACTCGGCAACACCAATCGCCTGAATATTGACGATGACATCAGCCTCAGCCGACCCAACCACACCACCCAAACCAGCTGAACCTGACGCATTCGTCTGGAAGGTGTAACCGTCAAGTTTCCCAGCACCGTCCAGCGTTGAGGTGTCGAGGGTGAAGGCTGGTGAGAATCCGTCTAGGCCGACGTTCTCATCGTTCAGCTGTGAGGTATCGAGGACGAACCTAGTTCGCGCCATCAGGAACCTATGAGGCGACGGTCAGCGACGTGGTGAGTGAGCCGGAGGCGATGGTGTAGGTGTCGCCTGCGGTGTATGGGTTGCCGGTGATCGTGCCAGAGAACAGGAAGTTCCCAGCCGTTGACGCATCCCAGATGGTGAAGTGTGTGGCGTCTTCTGAGCCTGCGATGTTCGTCCAACTGATCTCGGCATCGGAGGCGATTGAACCGCCCGAGGCGGCGGCGAAGGAGATGGATTTGCGTGTGGTTTCGGTTGCTGGGTTGGCGGTGCCGTTTGCGCCTGGGTCGCCGACATGCAGTTTGATGTATGCGGTTGTCACAGCGAATGACGTGTTGTTGCCCATCGCATCCAACCATTTGTCGGCCATATAGGAGGAGATTCCTGTCGCCATTAGTCCTCAGCCCTTTCAATGATGTTCACGATTCGACCATGCTCGTCACGTTCTACGGTGCGAATCGTCGGCTTTGATTCTGGGACATTGACACGCACGACAGTCTCAGGAACATTGATGACGGGGGCTGGCATGTTGACTGCTGGCGGGGTGTAGTTCACCACAACTTCAGGCATGGTGATTGACATATCTTGTGATTTCACCTCGTAGGCAGTCTGCGGGTCGGCTGGGTTGACGGTGGCAATCGGCTGCAACTGTGTGGATGGGAGGCCTGTGTGATTGATAGCAGGCAATTCAAGCGCACTCAACACTTGTGCTGGGTCGAAACCTGCGAGGATGAGACGCTGAGCAATCAAGCTCTTCCGATCCAACTCGGCGAGGTTGGCCGCGTTGATGTCCACGTTGGCGAGCGGGACACGGTACGAGTCTCCGCCTTCGACTGGCGACATGTCCTCGATGCGGTGAATGTCGTTGATAGAGAGGAAGCCAGCCTGAATACCGGTGGAGAACGCGGCGTAACGTGAGGCCTGATCGCCTCGAAGCAGACCATCGACGTTGAACTTGAGGAAGGCACGGTTGTCGAGAATCTTCTGGTAGCCGTCTTCGATCTTGGCGATGTAAGGGCGGAGTGTGTGCTGAACGAAGTGGATGCCGTTCTGTTCCACCGACGCATACGACATCGCACCAGGCGTCGTCACACCCAGCATCGATGGTGGGCAACGGAACGTGCGAGCAATCTCTTCGACTGCGAAGCGTCGTGACTCTAGGAATTGTGCCGAGTCGTTGTCGACGGTGGTCTTGTTGAATGTTGCGCCACCGAACAGGATGCCTGGGCGATGCGAACGACGCAAACCTTTGTGGCCTTGCTCGAAGCCGTCCACCAAATCTTTCGCCTGCTCACGAGTAAGGTTCCCTGGGAACTGAATGATGCCGGATGCTGAGGAGCCTTGTCCGAAGAATCGTGCAGCGAACTCCTCCAATGCGCGAGCCAACCCAAGATTCTCTTTCACCAAATCAATTCGTGAACGGCCACGCAACTCGCCAGGCATACGCAACTCGGTGATGTGAATCATGTCCTCAGCCTGAATCACGTCACGCTGCTCGAAGATGTAGATCGGGCGACGGGTCACACGGTCACGGGAACACTCGACACGCTGAGGATTCAACACCACCAACCCAGCAACCCCAGCATCATCCCGCAGGATGCGGGTGAACGAGTTACCGTCCAACAGGAGAGAGACGAGAACCTGCTGGAAGTGTTCGGTGCGGGTTACACCTGATTCGGGATAGTCAAGCCATGTTGGGCGTGGGCGGAACGGGCGACGCTCACCATCAACCCGAATGAAGGTATCAACAGGGAGCGTCGAGATAGAGTCGGCGATGAGGCGCACACACGCATAGACCGCCTCAATCTTCAGCGAATCATTCTGCGTGATGACGGTGCCAGCGTTCGTCGATACGGTGAATCCGTCACCGGCAGCGAACAACGATTGGAAAGAAACAGCTCGGTTCTCTCCACCAGGCAACAGACGTGACAACATTATTTCGACTTCTTCCTCTCACCACGTTCTGCTGCGATCACCAATAGAAGCACCATCAGACCTGAACAGATCAGGCCTGCTGGAACTGAGATCAAGAATACCCCAACTGCGATGAGTGTGAGGGCGAACAATTCCAACAGAAGCATCATAAGCATCCTCTCTAGACTACAAAGAACCCAGGGGTCGGGGCGACTTCCTGCCTTCGAGTCGCACGATCAACCGCCAACGCCGTCGCAATAGCAGCGTCAATCTTGCGCTTCGACTTACCTTTCGACAAACGCCAACCAGTATCGGTTTGACGTTGCGCCGGACTCAACATCTGATCGATGAACATCGGGTCAGCGTTGATAGCCAACGTGCCATTCACGATCATCTCATACAGCGTCCCACACGCAGGCACCATGCGGGCTGTGGACTGCGGGAACTCCACCATGTTCAACCCGTCATCAGCCAACGCCTCAGCCGAACGCTGAAAGAACGCAGGGTCATAGGCGAACTCCATCACCTGCCACTCACGATTCAAGTCACGCAAATACGCCTCGACAGCGGCCACATCCATTGCGTGAGCGTCGGGATGCCAAATCTTCGCTCGACACACGATGCGTCCTGATGGCTGTGGTTGTGCTGTCACCACCGCAATCGAGTCATGCTTCAACGCCATGTCAATCCCGACGAATACGGGCAGGTCTTTGTCCAGCTCAAGGTCGGAGATGCATTGGTCGAGCGCACCGGCAGGCAACCAGGATTCGCCTTCAGTCCGAACCCATTGGTTCAGCCTGTATCTCCTGAACGCAATCTCAGCCGTCTGATTCATGCTGATCTCCATGTCCTCCAACGACAACAAACCCTCAACCAGGTTCGGGTTCGCAGCCAGCCACGCATCCCGATCATGCGTCGCACAGCCCTCGGGTGCTTCCCACCAGAAGAATCCGAACCGCTCATCGTCCTGGTCGCCTGCGATGATGCGCCGACCGTAGGTGTAGAGCCGTCCACAAATCGTGTCCAAGTCATGCCCAGCCGTTGTGATGGCCACGATCATCGGGTCGCGTCTCGCACCCGACGCCAACGTCAACGCATCCCACAGGTCATCATTCGGCTGAACATGCAACTCATCGAAGATGACCGTTGATGGGTTGAGGCCTTGCTGAAGTTTTGCATCGGAAGACAGCACCCGATACACCGCCCCAGTCGACGGCACCTCAATCGCATCCCGATACACCTTGCACACACCCGACAACGCTGGCGACTGCTGCACCTGCCAGCGAGCCTCATTGAACACCACCCGCGCCTGCTGCCTATCACCAGCCGCCGAATACACCTCAGCCCCAGGCTCACCCTCGATCAATCCATAGAGCGCGATCAGCGACCCGATGAGCGACTTCCCATTCTTTCTGCCCAACCCGATCAGGCTGCGTCGATAGCGAAGCATCCCGTCAGCCCGACGCTCAAACAACGACACCAACAACTCGCGCTGCCACCCCGTCAACTCCAACGCCTCCCCAGCCCTCACACCCTTCGACACATGCAGAAACGTCGAAGCGAAATCAGCAACCAGCAAACCGTCAGACTTCTGAGACAACCTCTCCGTCGACCACGTTGGCCTTACGCTTCCTAAAGGCATCAAGCTCATTCGCAACCCTTATCTCCGCCAACCCCAACCTCGCACGGTCGCTCGGCGTGAACCCCAGCAACGACATCCAGGCTGTGTTCTGAGCATCCATCTGCTCGATCTGCTTCACCGCCGGATGCGTCACAACCTGCCCATTCGGACTGGTGTACCAGCGACGCTCCACATCGTCCCCAAGCCACAACTCCAACTCGGCGATCTTGTCGAAGTTCCGACACAACCTCGTCATCAGCGGAGCATCGTGCAGCTCCGACAAATGCCGACGACCAGCCGCCCAATACGTCACCCAATACGCAGCCCCAACATCCCCCAACTCCACCGGCGGCTCCGGCAACTCGGCCAAGTCCACCGTCGCCAACGCTGAACCAGGCATCGGCGCAGCAGCCAAACCGTTCCGAATCCGTGCGCCCCTGGCTCGACGACGCTCGACCGGCTCGGCCTTGTTCCCGCGACCCACACCCGTTGACTTCGTTGCCATGACTCAAGGGTAGCCGTACCCCGTCCACCAACCCCGCCCGCATTGTGCAACGGCATGGGTCGTTTGGGGCTGCACCCTCCCACCTCGACCCCACCCCCCGAGGATGCCGGTGGGGGGTCATGCTCGGTTCCCTCGACGCGAGTTGCACGTCCGGTGGGCGGGTAGGAGCAAAGCATCGGGCGACGTGTCGCCTGGGTGGACGTGATCGGCTGTCCAAGGGTCGTCCACCCTTGCGCCTTCGCCACATATCCAGCATTGGGTGGCCGTCTCCCTCACCGCCTTCGCTCGAGCTGCGTAGTTGCCTCGATAGTGGGGTCGGTAGGGCTTGGGTCGTTGGGCTTGCCAGGTGGCTTGGCAGGTGTCGCAGCGTCGTGGGTTCACGGTGAGCCGATGGCAGGTGAGGCAAGGGCGGCGGATGGGCATGGTGGGGGGCTACCAGAGGGGGTCGAGATGGTCGGGAACCACGTCATCGTTTGTGTGTTGATTTTGGGTAAGTGGTTCCCAGTTTGTCAGGTTTTCTTCTCCCGAGTTTTGGGGCATGGGAACCACCACCCCCCTATAGGGGGGTGGGGTGGTTCCCTTATGCACGCTGGGTTCTAGAAGGTGGTTCCCAAGTGGTTCCCGAAGTGGTTCCCAAGTGGTTCCCGTTTTTGGGGTGGTTCCCACTGGTTCCCGAGAATTGACGGGAACCACCTCAAGTGGGTCAGGTTTGGGCTGCTTCCGGCATCGGATCGCCTCTGAGACGAGGGTCTTTCGTCCGAGGGTGATGCCCTGCTCTTTGGCCAGTTTGATCGCCTCGTTGACCCCGAGGTCGGTGGGGTAGCCGAGTTGGTCGAGGCGTCGGGCTAGGTCGATGGCTTGGGTGGTGAAGCCTCGGTTGTTGGGGGCTTTGTATCGGATGGTGATGATGTCGTTGAAGTCTTCGACGATGAGGTCTACCTTCTCTGGGCACCAGCTGATGCGTGAGTGGGTTCGGACGAGCCGGACGCCTTCGTCGGTCTTGTCGAGGCGGTACACGATGTCTACGTCGTCGTTCTTTGCGCTGGAGCCACGCTGCCCCTGTCCGACCTTCTTGCCTGCGTGGTCGGTTCGGACGAGGGCGATGCCAGCCTTCTTGAGGGCGAGGCCTGTGGTGCGGGCGAAGGCTCGGTAGGAGTCGGCTTTGTCTTCTTCGCCTTCGATGGCTCTGCCGGTGGTGTCGATGATGACGACTTGGGCTTTGGTGAGTTCGCAGAGTTTGGTGAGGGCTGTGGCTCCTTCGTAGGTGTTGAGTGGGGGGAGTGAGGGGATGAGGGCGTAGTGGAGGTGGGAGTAGTCGTCGTCTTCGGTGTAGCCGAATTGTTCGAGGCGTTCCATGAGGTCGGCTTGGGTCATTTCGTAGTCGAGGTAGAGGGTGTGGACTGGTGGTTGGGCGGGTTGGCCGAGGATGGGTTTGCCGGTTGCGAGGGCTGCGATGATGTTGAGGGTGATCCAGGATTTGCCTGTTTTGGCTCCTGCGAATAGTGCGGTTTGTCGGCCTCGGGCGATGAGGGGTTTGGCGATCCAGTCTTCTGTGGTGTGTTCTCCTTGCCAGAAGTCGTGCCAGTTGATGAGCATGTTGTGGAGTTCGTCTGGGGTGGTTTGGGTTGGGGGTTGGTTGGGTTGGGTGGGTTGGGTTTGGAGGTAGGTGTGGGCGGCTTGTTTCCAGTCTCCGTTGTGGTGTCGTGCTGCGTAGTAGCCGAAGCGGTTGTAGCCGCCTTCTGGGAGCCAGGGGATTGCGCTGGTGAAGACGATGAGGGCGTCGTTGCCGTTGTGTCCGATGGTGGCTGAGGTTCCGTCTTTGGGGTTTTTGCCTGGGCGTGTCCAGTGTTGTTCGCCGTGTCGGTCGGTTTTGACGTGTGTCCAGCCGTCGGGGATCAATAGTTGTTCCCAGGTGGTTTCGGCGTTGTATCGGGCTGAGGGGGTTGTGGGGTCGTTGAGGAAGGTGTCGGGTGTGGTGGGTGGTTTGATTGGTTCTGGTTGTTTGGTGAGGAGCTGGATAAGCCAATCAGGGGCGTGGGCTGGTTTGCGGTCGTGTGGGGATTGTCCGATGTTCCAGATGTAGGGTCGGCCGTTTGGGTGGAGGGTTGGGTCGGCTAGGACTTGGCCTCCTTCGCCTCGGATGTCGAGTCCTTTGCCGAGGCGTGTGCCTGCGTTGTTTCGGATTTCGGTGGGGCTGTAGTAGTAGAGGTGGCGTCCGCCTGTGCCGGTGGTGGCTTCGACGGTTTCGGGGAGTTGTCCGTAGGTTTGTTCGAGGTCGTGGAGGGTGTCTGAGCCTTTGTATTCGTCTCGGTCGTCTACGTCGAGGACGAAGATGTGGCCGTTGGTGGTGCGTCCGGTGGCGATGCCGATGCCGTAGCCGTGATAGGTGTCTGTCCACCATTGGGTGATGGTGTCAGGGTTGGTGGTGGCTTGGTTTTGCCATTCGTTGATTGGCGGGTATTTCATGCCTGGTTTGATGGGGATGACTCGGATGCCGAGTTGGGCGTAGCCGAGGGCGGCTTGGAGCATTTTGTTGGTCATTGTGCAGGGTCTTTCGGGATGTTGAGGATGTGATATGCGATCCATCGTGCGACTGGTGATGCGACCCCGTTGCCGCATTGTTTGTAGCGGTGGGTGTCGGCTTGTTCGGTTCCGTCTGCTTTCCATCGGGTGTGGTCATCGGGCCATCCCATCAAACGTTCACATTCGAGGGGTGTGAGTCGACGGACAGCCATTGATTGTGCGATTGCGTGTACGTCGGTGCTGGTGAGGGTGAACATTGGGTCGCCTTCTTCGGTGTGTCCTTTGCCGCCAGGGCCGTTGTGGTCTTGGCGACCGATGACTGTTCCCTGTATGCCAATAGCGACCGATTGTGCACCTGTTTGGTCAAGTGTGTAAGACGGATCACCACTAGAAGCGACACCCAAACCGTTCTGGTTCTTCTCTATTTCTCGTCCGTCCTGGATTGGGTATGCGACTGATGGGGATTGTTGGCTGGCTTTCAGGGTTGGTGACTGATCCTCAAACACGTTGGCGTTGCTACCAAACTTGGTATCGAACGCGAGCATGGGAACGTTGTTGCCTTCGGTGCCCATTCGTGCTTGAAGGGTTTGGACGGGTGGCTCGTATATGCGCACATCGTCAACTCTGGTGCCGTCGATGAGGTGGGTTTCGGTGATGATGGCGTGACCGTCACGGATTGATTCGTGGTTGGTTGCTGCGACTCTTGCCTGGAGTGTGCCTACGGGGTCTTTCACGACT